GTCGGCCGAGATCAGCGGTCGGGGCAAGATCGCTGCGGGCCTGGCGGCCCAGGCGAAGGCCAAAAAGTAGCATCCGGGGAAATAAGTCAGCGGTGACTTGCAATTCGGTGGCAAGTCTGGTAGATTAGTCACCGCTGACTTAACCCCCATATCGAAAGGAAAGAAGCAATGCCTCTCCTGCGAGTCGAAGCCGAGAAACTGAGCAACAACCAGCTCGTTGCCGGCGTGATCGAAGAAATCATCGAGAAGGACGAGCTGTTCGCCCTTCTGCCGTTCGTCGGCGTGAACGGCAAAGCCTACGTCTACGACCGCGAGAACGCGCTGCCGACCGCGGACTTCCTCGACCCGAACGACACGGTGAACGAGGGTGCGGGCACCTTCACGGAAGTGACCGCCAAGCTCCGCATCCTGGCGGGCGACGTGGACGTGGACAAGTTCCTGCAGGAAACCATGGGCGACACCAACGACCAGAAGGCGACGCAAATCGCCCTCAAGGCCAAGGCGGTCGCGCGCAAGTTCAAGCAGACCCTCGCCAACGGCGACTCCGCCGTCGACACCAAGTCGTTCGACGGCCTGCAGAAGCAGGTTGCCGCCGGCCAGACGATCACCGCGGGTGCCAACGGCGCCGCGCTGACCCTGTCGATGCTCGACGAGCTGTGCGACACCGTGCCGAACGGCGCCGACTGCCTCGTGATGCGCCCCGGCACGATCCGCGCCTATCGCTCGCTGCTCTACGCCACCGGCGGCATCGTGCCGGCGATGGTCGAGATCCCCAACTTCGGGGTCCCGGTCCTGGCGCACAACGGCGTGCCGATCGTGCGCAACGACTTCCTGCCCGGCAACGAGACCCAGGGCGCGAGCTCGGTGTGTTGCTCGGTCTACGCGGCTCGCATGAACGAGCTGGACGGCCTGCACGGCCTGTTCGGCGGCGCTTCGGCCGGCCTGCGGATCGAAGAGCTCGGCACGGTGCAGAACAAGGACGCCGAGCGCATCCGGGTCAAGTGGTATGCCGGCATGGCGCTCAAGAGCACGAAGTCGCTCGCGCGCCTGAAGGGCATCACCAACATCTAACCAGTGACGTAAGTCACGGGTGACGATCAAAGCGTAAAGGGGCGGGCCTAAAAACCCGCCCCTTTTGCTTCCTACAACGAGAGAGAGGATTGCCATGAAGCTCAAGATCATCCAGGCCGGGTGGGCGAACTACACCGGCATGCTGTGCGGAGCGCAGTTCAACGAGGGCGTCTGCGACGAAGCCACCAAGCGCCAGGCCGCGCAGATCGCGAACATCATCCAGGTCGAGACCGACGAGGGCAAGAACCCGTCGGACACGCAGGCCGTCATCGACAGCCAAACGACCGCGATGAGCATCCCCGAGCCCGTGGCGCCGCCGCCGGCCGCGCCCAAGATCACCACCATCTACAGCAAGGAAGAGCTCGAGAAAATCGCCGACGAGAAGGGTATCGACGGCCTGCGCGCTGTCGCTCCCGAGGGCGTGAAGAGCAAGTCGATCGTCAAGCTGATCCAGGCGATCCTCGACGCGCAGAACGCGGCCAAGGAGCAGGCGAAGGCCGCCGCGCTCGAGCAGCCGACCACCAACGAGGCGCCGGCGCCCGCCGCCGAGCAGCCCGAGGTCCTGATCGGCTCCAACCACCTGCCGGCTGAGGTCGATCTCGGCACGGGCAAGTCCGTGCAGCTCGGCGTCATCGTCGCCGCGGCGCAGAAACATAGCGGCCTGAGCGTCGCCGAGTGGAACGATCGCCCGCAAGACGTGCGCGACACCCACATCAACGACGCGCTCGAGCAGATGACGAAGGACGCGGCCGAGCGCGGCCACCAGGTCGGGTAAGGCATGAAGAGCTACCTGGCAGGCCAGGAAGTGAAGGTCGTGCTCCCTTTGGTTGACGCCGACGGGCAGTCGATCGTCGCGACCGCCGCGAGCTACCGGGTGCTGAACGAGGAGGGCGGGGTCGTGCAAGGCCCCGCCAGCCTGACGCCCTGGGCCGGCAGCGAGACCGAAGCGACGGTGACCGTCACCGCGGGCAACAACGGCCTCGGCGCCGGTGTAATGCGCGGGCTGCGCCGGGTCGAGCTCACGCTCACCACCGCGACGGGCACCAAGCTGATCGAGGACGCCTACACGATCGAGCCCACCGAACCCTTCACGGTCCCGACCAACTCGTTCCAGACCTACGGCAAGGCGCTTCTCACGGGGTCGCTCATGCCCAAGATGAGCGCCTGGGATTCGTCCAGCCGGGCCGACCGCATCTCGGCGCTGCTCGCCGCCCGCGACAACCTCTGCAAGCTGAGCTACAAGTGGGAGGCGCTGCTAGACCCGATGCAATACATCGAGCCCGAGTTCGTGGCGCACCGCCTGGATCTTCTGACGAACGAGGAATACCTCGCCCTGCCGGAAGAGTTTCGCGCGGCGCTCGAGAAAGCGCAGCTCGTCGAGGCGAACCACCTGCTGACCGACATCGGCACGGGCACGGTCGCCGGCCAGACGGCCAAGATGCGCGAGGCGGGCCTCTTCTCGATGACCACGGGCGAGTCGAGCAATATGTTTCGGCCCGGGAAGCCCATGCGCCACGCCGTCTGCGAGGACGCGCTGCGCGTGATCGGCCGCTACGTCAACTACAGCAAGCGCCTCGGGAGGTCCTAAGTGCTTCGCGTGTTCGATACGGTCGCCGATGAGTCGGCGGCCGTCGTTCGCTCGTATCACCTGGGCCTGGTCGGGATCTACAACGCGGCGCTGACCGGCGCCGCGCCTACCGCGCCGCGCGCCCGGGTTCATGCGGCCGAGCAGGTCCAGCAAGCGCAGATTTCGATGCTGAGCACGCTGACGCCCAAGCTGCAGGGAAGCTCTGAGGCGGTGCTTGCCGACGCGCTGGCCGCGTCCAATCCTAAGCTGAGCGATGAGTCCCGCACGCAGCTCGCAGGCATGATCACAGACGCCCGCAACGACATGCTGTCGGTGCTGGTGACGGCGATCCTCAAGGACGCCGAGACCGTCAACAAGCGGCTGCGCGACTTCGCCCTGAAGGTCGACATGAACATGAACGCGGCGCAGACTTCCTACGCCCAGGCGCTCTACAACGTGCGCGCGCAAGAGGACGACCTCGGCTTCTCGCAGGTCGACCGCGGCAACAAGCGGTGGAGCACCACGAACTACGTGCGGACCTCGGTGCGGGGGTTCATGGTCAAGACCTACGTCGAGAGCTACCTCTACGGCCTGGCGCACGCCGGCGCCGACATCGCGAAGGTGGTCTATCCCGAGGAGCCCGAGCACCTGGGGAACGGCACCGTGTTCTCGATCACCGGTTCGCACGTATCTCTGCCGGCCTACTCGAGCATCAAGGCCGAAATCTGGCACCCGAACAGCCGCGCCCTAGTAAGTCAGGCGTGACTGTATAATCGCGCCATGTTCATCCCCAACATCCGCTGCTGGATCCGCCCGATGATGACCGCCAACGTCTACGGCGAGTCGCAGCTCGGGTCGGCCATCCACGAGCTGTGCAGCGTCGTGCGGCTGCGCAAAATGGTCGTCCACACGACCGTGCGCTCGGACAGCTCCGCCACGCGCGGCCACGCCGATGAGAACGAGGCCAACTGCGTCATCCTGCTCGGCCCCAAGACGAAGGCGAAGCAGGGCGACCAGCTCGAGGCTGCCGGCGTCAAGGTGCGCATCAACGACATCCAGCCGCGCTTCGGCGTCATGGGTCAGCTCGAGCACTACGAAGTCCGCGGCGAGTTTTGGGAGTAGCCATGGGCCTCAAGGTCGAATTCGACGCTGATTCGGTGATCGCCACGATCGCGGGGGTCGGCCGCGACGCCTCGCGCGAGGCGTTCAACGCCCTGAAGGAAGGCGGCAAGGAGATTCGGGACCTGGCGCGCGAATACGCGCCGGTCGACGACGGGGACCTCGAGAACGCCATCGTCAGCGAGCCCGTCGCCAGGGAGACCACGGTCCATGTCGGGATCGACCCGCGGGCGACCGACGAGCTCGGCCGCTCGGTGAACGGCTACGGCCAAATGCTCCACGAGATGCAGACCATCGGCGGCGGCAGCGTGCCGGCCGGCATGGGGCTCTACGGCCTGGGGCCGAAGTCCCAGGCGAAGGACGGCGGCCGCAACGTGGTCGGCGGCAAGTTCCTCGAGCGCGCCTATCAAGAGAAGGTGCGCGAGATCCTGCGCAAGACCGGCATTCGGGTGAAGCGCCTGATCAACATGGGCGTGCGAGGCGGGGAGGGCGAATGAAACTAACCTCGTTCACCGAGAAGATGCAGACCGCCGGCGTCGGCCAGCAGGGCGCGTCGATCTTCATCAACCACATGCCCGTCGACATGCTCGGCGTGCTGCTGCGCGACCCGTTCGGCGGGTTGCGCCTGGACCACGAGCTCCCGGGCTTCCGCAAGGGTAGCTTCCAGCTCATCGTGCGTGACAAGACCATGGCGGCCGCCCAGGCGAAGATGACCGCGGCGATCGCGGCGATCGCGACCGAGCTCGAGCAGGACTACCCCCAAGGGGTGAAGGTGAAATACGTCCGCCAGCGCCACGACCCGATCGCTTTCCCGGTGACGGCCGGCAACCTGCAAGAGCTCCTCGTGAACATTGACGTTTGTGGCGTCCTAGTGTAATATCAGTCACGACTGACTGATCCCCTTTTCGAAAGGATTTAGCGCATGGCCTCGGATACCCGTAACGTCAAGCTCGGCGTCTGCAAGGTGTTCTTCGACGGAATCGACCTCGGCTACACCAAGGGCGGCGTCGAAGTCTCCGTCACCACCGAGACGCACCGCGTCGAAGTCGACCAGTTCGGCAAGACCCCGATCAACGAGACCGTGCTCGGTCGCGACGTGAAGGTCAAAGTGCCGATGGCGGAAGTCACCCTGCAGAACATGGTCCGCATCATGCCGGGCGCGACCCTCGTGCAAACGGGCGGCGCCAAGGCGAGCGGCACCGTCACCCTGCCGGTGGGCCAACCCACCGACGGGCAGACCATCCTCATCAACGGCAAGGCGGCGATCGCCAAGACCGCGTCCCCGAACGCCGCGAACGGCGAATACCTGATCGGCGCAACCGTGGACGACACCGGCGCGAACCTGGCGGCCATGCTCGAGGCGTCGACCGCCCCCGAGTGGGCGCTGGCGAGCTACATCTACACCGCCGCGACGAACATCCTGGCCGTGACCTACGGCGTGAAGGGCACCGAGGGCAACGCCTTCACCCTGGTCGTGGGCACCTACGCCGCGGTCACCGTGTCCGGCGCCACCCTGACGGGCGGCACCAACCCGACCGCCGAGCGCGTGGACGTGGCGGACGGCGTGGGCACCGACCTACTGACGATCGCCAAAGAGCTGCGCCTGCATCCGAAGTCGAAGCTCGACAGCGACAAGTCGGAAGATTTCATCGTGCCCAAGGCTGCGACCGCCGGCGCGCTGACCTTCGCCTACAAGCTCGACGAAGAGCGCATCTACAACGTCGAGTTCTCGGGCTTCCCCGACATCGCGAACGGCTCGAAGCTGTTCTCGGTCGGCGATCCCGTCGCCATCTAAGGCGTAAGTCAGGCGTGACGGAACCAAAGCCCCCGCCATGTGGCGGGGGCTTTTTCACTGAGAGGAGCTGCACCATGTCGGAAAAGAAGTCGCCCAAGATCCTGAACATCGACGCGCTCGCGAAGCCGCACAGCAAGGAGCTCGTCCTGAAGGGGTCGTCCTACCCCGTGCCCGAAATGACGGTCCAGAACTTCCTGGACACGACCAAGGCGGCCGAAGAGATGGTGGCGGCGGGCGCCGGCGCCCGTGCGCACATCGAAGAGACCATCCGGGTCATCGTGCGCTCGCTGGAAGTGAAGGCCGAGCAGAAGGACAAGCTGATCGCGGATCTCGGGTCGCTCGACATCGAGCGCCTGGGCATCATCGTCCAGTTCATCCAGGGCGACTACGACCCGAACAAGGACGCCGAGGTCACCGCGGGAAACGCGGCGCCGGCGGAAGCGCCGGCGAAGTAGAGGAGGTCGACTTCGGCTTCATCTTCAGCCGGGTCTGCTTCCATTACAAGATGACCCCTCGTCAGGTCCTCGACCTGACGATGGGCCAATTCTGGCTGCTCAACGGCAGTGTCGATCGGCTCCTGGCCGAGCTCGACGTTCGTGCGCTCACCACCTTCAACGCGGCGCAGAGCGCCGAGGGCGCGGAGAAGCACCGCGAGCACCTGTTCGAAGAGCGGGGCACGACGGTCAAGATGAACCCACTCGAGGCCAAGCCCGACGACAACGCGATCAGCACGCTCAAGTCATTGGCGTCGCTGCCAGTGCGGGGATGATCCTTATATGGCAGATCAGTCAGCACTGACGTAAGATCGCGCCCATGGATGTCGGCCATCTCCGCACGACCCTCGAGCTAGACGACCGCGGCTTCAAGCTGTCGGTGCGCGACGCGCATCGGCTGCTGCAGCAGCTCGAGCGCCGCTTCGACGAGACCGGGCGCGCGGTCAACCGCATCGAGGGCCACATGGGCTCGGTGACGACGAAGTTCCGTCACTTCGTCATGACCCTCGGCATGGCGCGCTTCGCGCTCATGGACATCTACGACGTGTTCCTGCGCCTGCCGACGGCGACCCTCAAGACCGCCGGCGAGCTCGAACGCCTCACGAAGCTGATGGAGGGCCTGAGCAACGCCAGCACCCAGGCCGGGCGCGCGGCCGAAGCAGCGGGGAACATGAAGTTCCTCTTCGACATGGCGAAGAATGCCCCCTTCGAAGTGAAGGCGCTCTCGGATGCCTTCGTCAAGCTGAAATCCTCGGGCGTCGACCCAACCACGGGCTCGATGCAGGCGCTCATCGACTCGGTCGCGAAGTTCGGCGGCGACAGCTCGACCCTGCACCGAGCGTCCATCGCGATCCAGCAGATGTCGGGCAAGGGCGTGATCTCGATGGAAGAACTGCGGCAGCAGTTGGGTGAGGCGATCCCCAACGCGATTCAGATGATGGCGCGCGGCTTGAACATGAGCATGTCCGAGCTCGTCGACAAGATCAGCAAGGGCACCGTCGCGTCGAAGGATGCGCTGAACCGGATGTTCACCATGATGACCATCGAGAACCGCGGCGCGGCCGCGGCGATGATGGAAACCTGGACCGGGACAATCAGCCGTCTCTCGACCGAGTGGACGCTCTTCCAGGACGCGGTCGGCAAGTCGGGCTTCTCGCAAGCCGTCAAGGACGTGCTGAAGGAGATCATCGGGCTTTTCCAGGGCGGCCAGGGTCAGTCGCTTGCGCGCGACATCGGGGCAGCTCTCGCGGAGCTCGTGAAGTTCA